TTTAATGGCAAAATTTATGGAAGAAGAAATGTATGAATATCAATTAGATAATATATATGCAGAATTACATAATTGTAATGGATTAGAAAGAAATTGGACTAGAGGTAAAGAAGCAGAAATAAAAGAAATAAAAGAATACTTTGAAAATAAAGTAAAGGAGAGTAAATAGTATGTTAAAAATAAAAGATAATGTAACATATCAAAGATTAAATGCAATAGGATTTAGATTAGATAATTTTAACGATTGTTATGGTTATGAACCTGATGGAAGTACAATAATTTCAATATATAAATATAATAGACAAGTAACAATTACATATTTATCAGGTTATGAAATAGTAGAACAAGATGAAATAGAAGATATAACTTTTGAAGAATTATACGATTACTGTCCTAAGCTAAAAGACTTAGTAGAAAAAGCAGAAAAAAATTAAAAAATCTTCTAGTATTGTACAAATACAAGAAAAAAGTTCGAGTATAAGAAAGGAGTAGAGAATGAAAGTTAGAGTAATAGAAGAATTTGAATTACATAGTAATCATAAAGCTATGGAAGATGATGTATTAGATTTAATAACAATAAATTATGAGAATGATAGTTTGTTTTTAATTTTAGAAAAATATGGGCATATATTTAATGTTTATTTTAAAGATGAATTTGATGCAAATAAACATTTAGAATTTGATTATAAAGAAGATAAAGTAGTAAGTGCTGATGTATGGATTACAGAAAATGAAGCTAATTGTAGAATAGAACAAATTGCAAAGAAAAAAGATGAAGAAGTAGAATATTGGAAAAACAAATTTATGAGATTAGTAGATAAGTTTTAGAGAAAGGAGTAGAGAATGAACAATGCAAAGGAAATAATCGACGAAATAAATAAAACAAGAGAAATCTTTAATAAAATACCTAAACCAATAAAAAAAATAAAAATGAAACAAAATTTTTATAATGAATTAGCAAGAGAAGTACAAGAACAATATAGATTAGTAGAAGTATTAGATAAAAATATGCAACCATTAAATAAAATATGTGCTGTGAAAATTGAAATAGATAATAGTATAGAAAAAGATTATAAGGTGGTTATATAACAAAATAAAGGAGAAATAACTATGATATTAAAAATAGACCGCATTGACAAAAATAAATCAGTTTATACTTGTGATTATTGCAACAAAACAATGTCAATAGAAGAGAGAAAAGGAATATATGTAACAAACAATATAAGACAGCCAAGAAAGAAATGGGATTTATGTAGTACTTGTTTCAAGATGTTAGAAAGAGGAATTGAAAAAGGAAAATAAACATAAGAAAGAGATGATAATATGATAATAAAAATACCATACAAAAAAGCAAATGGAGATTATTACAAAGAAAAAGAAGTAAAATTAATAAAAGAATATACAAACTTTATATTGATAGAACATCCTGAAGGATATAGAGAGTGTATAAACAAACAAGACTTAGGAGTAATAAAAGAGCTTGTAAAACCACCTAAGAGTAATTTGAATGTAGAAAAAGTAAAAATATAGGAGGTACAGAAGATGAGACTACCTAAAGAAGATTATAATAGAGCAGTAGGATGTTTAAAAAGATATAACTACAACTGTATAACGATAATGAATATAAGAGCGGACATAATGTCAATAGGAGTACCAGGAAATGATGGTATGCCAAAAGCTCCATATAAAATTTCAGATTCAGTATATAATCAATACATACAATTACAAGAAGATAAAGAATTACAAAAAGCATTAAAAGAGTATAAAATAGTTATGCAAGCTTTAGAATTAGTTTCTAAGGACAGCAAATACATATTTGAAGAACTTTATATGAAGAGCAAGACAAAGTGGCAAATAATTGATTCTGGAATGTCTGAGAGGACATTTGAAAGAAGAAAAAATGAATTAGTTTATGCAGTACATAAAGAATTAAGAAAAATTGGCGGAAAATTGGCGGAATTTTAGTAAAAAAACGTGTTAAAATGTTAATAGGTAAAATAATAAAGAAAGGTTAGCGCCTATTATTATCTTTCTTTATTGTCATAAATTTAGCACAGTCACGGGAAATAAAAATGTGGCTCGTTAGTCCACGTGCAACCTATAGCAATATAATTCGAGAGTTAGAGAAATCTAGCTCTTTAAATTTGCAAATTTTACATAAAAATGGTATAATATAGATAGAGCTAGCATAAAATAAGAATAAATACTGTTACAATTGCAACAAAATGTATATAAAACAAAAGAAAATAAGTAAAAAGTATTGATTTTTATAAATAACTCTAGTATAATTAAAAGACAGATAAGAAAGAGAAAAACATTTATAACCCTCCTTTCTAAATCTGTAAAAGAAGTTTAATGAATATTATTCATAAGGAGAACAAAAAAATACTAGAGAACGCAATCTCTAGTATTTTTATTTACAAAAAGCAACCCTGTATTTCTACAGGGCGCCAAGATAATAGATTATGTATTAATCAAACATCTTTAAGATGCACGCAATTATGATTAATACAAGAAGTTTAATAATATTACTCATTTTTTCACCACCTTTCTAATGTAATGAAGAAATAGAGAACAAAGATATTATATAACATAAAAACCAACTAATCAATACTGATTTTATGCTATATACAAGCATTATACAAGGTTTTGAATATTGTTCTGTTGCAATTGCAACTAAAAAGTACAATAAACAGCTAAAAACCAGTAATACCAACAGCTTTGAAAGATAAAAAATATTTTATAGAAAAAAGAGTTTATCAGAAATGGTAAGCTCTTTTATTATTGATATTAAGTATGCTAGGTATTTAATATAGATTTGTTTTACATGCCAAAAAACCTTTTGAATATAAAATATATGAACTTCCTAGCAGTTCGAATATATATGTTGTACGAAGGAAACAAAAATAGATGGGTTCGCCACAAATACTGTAAAATGTTCCTCGCTCGGCTACCTTGAAAGAGAGGATAGTAACGCAAGAAGGTCGGTGTACGGCACACTAATAGCAGGTGGCTATCTATTCTGCTCATTAGTTTCTTTCGTAGAGTATATAAACAAAAGAGGTGTATAATATGACACTTGAGTATTTTAGAGAAAACATATGTAAGTATTGTAAAAAACAATGCAGTAAAGCAATAGTAATTAAAGAAGATATATCTACAAAAAGTATACAATGTGTGGATTATGAAAAAGATGAAAGTAAGGTACAGGGATATATTTGCCCTTTAGAGAGAACAGCTAAAATACAAAGGTGTGTTATGCCAGGATTAATATGTAAATAGGAGTAATGAATGAAAGAAACAACAGTATTAAACAGAATAAGTAATCTAGTAGATAATATAAATTACAAATCATTATATATAGAAATAGATACTGGAGAAAACAAGTACACATTAGAAAGAGAAAAACATAGACAAATAGGATTTGATAATAAGATGAGTAAAATTAGAAAGAAAAAAGAGTAGGTGGAGGTAGATGGCTAATGAACAAAATTTAATACCAGGTAATAAACGAAGCCAGAGTGAAGCTAGAGAAAACGGAAGAAAAGGTGGACAAAAATCTGGAGAAGTAAGAAGACAGAGAAAAGCAATGAAAGAACAGATAGAAATGTTATTGTCGTTACCATTTAAGCAAACAAAACAATTAAAATTTATTGAAGAGTTAGGCATAGATATAAAAGATATAGACAACCAAATGGCTCTTTTAGTAGCATTGTATGGTAAAGCATTAAAAGGAGATGTACAAGCCTTTAATACTATTAGAGAAGTAGCACAAGATAGCCAAACAATAAACAAAGAAGATAGAGTTCAAATAGTAAATGACCTTCCAAAGGATGATGAAGATGATAATTAAGATAAGAGATATAATAGCACCACATTTTTGGAATAATTTTAATTCAAAAAAAACAAATCAAATATTTGAAGGTGGGAGAAATTCCACAAAGACATCTATGATATCTATAAAAATAGTAAATTGCTGTTTAGAACACGAAAATTGTTCAGCAGTAGCATTAAGAAATCATAAGACGGACTTAAGAAAATCAGTATATAAAGAAATAAAAAGGGCATGTAAAAGATTAGGATTAATAGAAAAAATAGATTATATTGCTACTGTATCTCCAATGGAAATAAAGTTTAACAATGGTAACACAGTATATTTTGCAGGTGGAGATGATTTTGAAGCAGTAAAAGGAACAATAGATGAAGATAAACTTATAAAAATAGTCTGGTTTGAAGAATTAACAGGCTTTAAAGATGAAGAGACAATAGAACAAATTAAAGCAACATTTACTAGAGGAAACAATGATTGGTTTATGGCTTTATATTCATTTAATCCACCAAAGAATAAGTTTGATTGGGTAAATAAATGGGCAGAGAGTAAAAAAGGTTTAAAAGATTATCTAATACATCATAGCGATTATAGAACAGTTCCAGAAGAATGGGTTGGAAAAATAGCAATACAAGAGGCAGAAACATTAAAAGAAAATGATGAGAAAAGATATAGATGGATATATCTAGGAGAAGTAATAGGGCTTGAAGGTCTTATATATAATCCAGATTTAATAGAATATGTTTCAGAAGATTACATAGAAAAAAATAATATTAAAATATTATATATAGATTTTGCAATAGATAGTGGACATCAAACATCAGCAACAGCAGTAGGATGTTATGGACTAGGAAATGATGGATATTGGTATTTATTAGATACTTATTATTATAGTCCACATGAAAAGTCAGTAAAAAAAGCACCAAGTGAACTTAGTAAAGATATATTCGATTTTGAAATAGCAATGGTTAAACAATATAAAACAGGAATGGATAAAGAAACAATAGATTCAGCAGAGGGAGCATTAAGAAATCAATTCTTTAAAGATTATGGTAGAAGATTACATCCAGTAGATAAAGGAACAAATAAAGAACAATTAATAGAATACTCACAAGACTTTTTAGCAAGAAAGAAGTTTAGGGTAATAAATAATAATAACAATCAAATATTCAAAAAAGAAAATGAAAATTATATGTGGTTAAAAGATAGCGTAGAAAAAGGAAAGCCAACTCCAGATAAAACGGAGAAGGCTTTTTTAAGTAGTGAAAAATACTATAACACTTACACAAGAGATTATGCTTATTCATATGGGGACCATACACAGGATAATTTTCAATATTGGATTAAAGACAATTTACAAAAATTAGGATTAAAACAATAGGAGGAGAAAATGGAGTTATATAATAATATAGCAAGTGTTTTAAGTAAAAAAAGTATTAATTTAGTAGTAGGAAACATTTATGAACTAATGGCAATATGGAAACAATGGTATAGAGGAAATGTAAATGATTTTCATTATTATAATTTAAGAGTAAACGGAAAAGAAGAACGATGTGAACGTAAAACAATGAATATGCCTAAAAAAGTATGTGAAGATATTGCTAAACTATTATGGACAGAAAAAACAAGGATAGAATTAAGCAATAAAAATGCTACAAAAAGGTTATGGGAAGTTTTAGATAGTAAAGAAAATTCTTTTACTGTAAATTTCCCAGATTTTATAGAAAAAGCGGTAGCAATAGGAACAGGTGCATTAATAGAGTATAAAGATGAAAATAATAAAACAATAATAAATTATGTTTTAGGAGATGTAGTAATACCTTACAAATATACTAATAGTTATATTAGTGGACTTGTAACAATAAGTAGATTCACAGAAGAAATTAAAAAGAAAAAAATATATTATACACATATAACTTATCATGAATATGAAAAAGGAACCTATAGAAGATATAATGAATTATATAAATCAAGTACAGAAACAGAGCTAGGCAGAGAGATAGAATTTAAAACTAAATTTCCTAATATAAAAGAATTAGAAGAAATACAAACAGATACACCAAGATTTCAAATATTTAAACCTAATATAGCTAACAATTTTGATACAGAAAGCCCAATGGGGATATCTGTATTAGCAAATAGCATAGATAGATTTAAATCATTAGATATAAAATATGACTCTTTTAGTAATGAGTTTGAATTAGGCAAAAAAAGAATACTTGTAGACCAATCAGCAATGAAAGGGCAGGTACAAGTAGATGAAAATGGAAATCAAAGATTTGTACAATACTTTGAGGCTAACGATAAAGCATA